TTAATACCGTCACATCTGGTACTCGCTATAGTTTTGTATCTTGGGTATGGTAATATGTCATTTGAAATAATCCCACTATATTCTGTCCCAATGTACAGATCCCACAGCGGAGTACATAACTTTGAAAAAGAAATATCATTTGCGTCAACACTGGACATTCGTAGAACTAAAGACAATAATGTTTCAGTAAACACAAAAATTTTAGATTATCCAGAAATGCAGGCGTGTAAAAGTATTTGCGAAAAACATTTACAAGACTATGCAGAGAATGTTTTTAGTTGTACACAACAGTTTTATATAACAAACAGCTGGATAACAGTATCTAATCCTGGTGACAGCCATCATAATCATAATCATCCAAATAGTATTATTTCTGGAATATTATATTTGCAAACTGATCAACGCACTGGAAAGATAAGTTTCCAACATGAATCGGCTCTTAAAAAGCAGTTTTGTTTTAGTTATAATATCAAAAAATATAACATGTTTAATTCTGATATGTGGTCGCACATGCCAATGATAGGTGAATTATTATTATTTCCTTCGTGGGTTAACCATCAAGTTGAAATAAATTCAAGTTCAAGTTCTAGAATTATTCTAGGATTTAATAGTTTTGTAAAAGGACAATTTGGCGATAACGATTATTCTTCAGATTTAAAATTTGGAAATACTAATACTGGATCTATATAGAAAACAAATTAATTCTTTATATAAATTAGTTTACCAACTTCTGGCAAATATAGATATTCAATTTTAGATTTTCTTAAAGATTCGAGCGCATCATATACTGTATGTACAATCGGATCTCCTGCAAGATTAAACGATGTATTAAATAACAACGGAACGTCAGTTCTTTTGTAAAATTCTTTTATTAAATTATAATAATGAAAGTTTTGTTCTTCAGATACTGTCTGTATTCGGCAAGTATTATCAACATGAACAACCGATGGAATTTTTTCGGCAACTCCTTCTCTAGCATCTAATGCATACATCATGTATGGAGATTCCTCCATGCCTAACATATCAAACCATTCGTTTGCATGTTCAACCATTATTGACCCTGCAAATGGTCTAAAATGCTCTCTTCCTTTAACTCGATTAACAATATCTTTTCCGTTAGGATTTCTAGGATCAAATAATATTGTTCTGTTGCCTAATGCTCGCGGGCCCGACTCTGCCTTACCTTGAAACAACGAAACTATATTCTGATTACAAATTAGATCTATAATATCAGAGTACGATACATTGTCTATAACAACCTCGTTTTCTTTTAATTCAAAATCATAAGTTGGATCATTCCCGCATAAAAATATATTAGGAAATGTTTTAACATCTCTAAACGCAGTATTACTACGTATATAATATTGACATAATCCTATAATGTTGCCTTCGTCGCCACAAAGAGGATCAACATACAAATTAACATCCGCTGGTAAATGTTTTTTAAAGTAAGCGTTTGCTACTACATTTAATGCAGTACCCCCTGTTAGAACTAGATTTTTACATTTAGACTTTTCTAACCATTTATTAATTAATGCAAGCCCAGATTCTTCAAATGCTTTTTGAACTTTATAGGCAAAATTAACAATATACTCTTGTAAATTTAAATGAGGATATTTCATAGTGTTTAAATCATATCTTCTACCAAACGGGTCAATAGTAAATATATCTAACATATCAACTTTGTAATTGTTGGTGTCTTTAAACACAGTTGGCAACAATCTTGGATCTACTTCTTTACCATATGATTGTAGCCCCATCATTTTTCCACCTTCGTCAGTAAATTTTATAGCTCTGCTAACAGCTTCATACATAAATCCTCTATCGAAATCATTTCTAACATCGAGCTCTGTGTCAGCTCTTAACCAACGTGGATGATGATGAAAGTCTAATGAGCCAAAATTTTCATCCCAAATTGGTTTTAATTTTTCCGGATGCTGGCATCGTGTATAAAATCTTTTATATAAAAGATGTGCATTATCAGGTAATGACATTTTAAATACCGAAGTAGTTTCATTGGCCAGCTTTCCGTTGTCTAATATATAAGTAGACCCTTTGCCATCACTAACAACAACTAACGCTTCAGAAAACCCAGAGTTATATAATGCAGTTGCAGCATGAGAAAAATGATGGTGCTTATAAAAGTCTTCATAACAGAATTTTTTACTAAATTTAAATCCTAAGTTTCTAAGCAAAGTTCGAATAGACATAAAGTCAGAAAACAAAACATCATATCCAGAAATTAATAATACATCTATCTCAGATGCAATTTCTTTAATCTCTTTTAAACAGAAAATAGGAATACCGCCATCTTTTTTATATCTTGATAACCGTTCTTCTTGATTATAATAAACTAATTCGCGCCCTTTAAATAAACAAGCAGCCGCATTGTGATCTTTTTGTATACCTAAAATATTCATGAATTACCTTTCTTTGAAAAATCTATATTTTTTAATGTGTTTAACATGTCTCTATGTGTCGGAGCACCTCTAACATGTGCATCTACATACGCACCGTGTGTATCAATGTCCGGTTGTATATTTTCATAATTAGTTATATTAGGACGTTTTTCAAAAATTCCTAATCCATACCCAACTTGCAAATAGCTAGACATTGGGAATCTTCCAGAAGGAGGTCCTCTAAACATAAATTGTCTTAGATTATTTTTTCTAAGCTGGCTTAACAGCGGAACAAAGTCTGGCGGTATTGTAGTTTTTGTATTAAATTCTTTCCAAAATTCACTATCATTACGCTTGGTTAAGTAATGTAGATATACAAAATTTAATTTTTCGTCAACTTCTTCACCAATAATTTTATTGAACATGTCAATGTCATCTGCATCAGTAGTCTCAATAGTATCAAGGAAATGTCTAAGCCACTCTAACTGTGTTGTTGTAAGCCATAATGATGTTGATTCTAACGGCTCTATAAAATTAGAACTTAACCCTATTGCACAGCAATTCTTAATCCATACATCTTTAAATCTACCAGGATCAAAAGAAATAACTTTATTAATAGTTAACTTTCTTTGAAAATATTCTTCTGCTTCTGCTAAAGCTTCTTCTTCAGTTATGTAGTCGCTATCAAAAATATAACCAGAACCTATTCTATGTTCTAAAGGAATTTGCCAAATCCATCCGTATTTCATAGCCGTTGCTCTAGTATAGGGTTTAATATCTTCTTCGTTATCTAACCAAAAAGGAATTGCTTTTTTCATTGGCAAGTGTTTAGCAAAAGAAATCCAATCACTTTGATATAGTTTTCCGATTAGTAGTCTAGAGAAGCCAGTACAATCAAATACAAAATCACAACTAACAGTTGTGTTATTAGTGAGATTTAACTCTTTAATATGACCCGATTCTGTTAAACTAGCATCTATAAATTCTTCCTCTATAAGATTAATTCCGCGCTCACGCCCAACCTTTTCTAGATACTCGCCAAATTTATGAGCATCAAAATGCAGTCCCCATGTTGTTCTGTTAAGGTCTACTTTATTATTGAGAGATATTTTTGTTTGATATACAAAATCTTCAAATTTTGATCCTTCATCAATTAGTAATTTTTTTAAAATATCGTCTGCTTCACCGTTGAATATTCCGGGGATTTCAGAATTTACTAATTTGTCGTCAAATCCGTGAAAGAAACTTTTTCCGTCTCCGTTCCAATTTTCAAAACTAATACCAGCTTTAAAAGTTCCGCTAGTTTGCTGAAGAACAACAAATGGATCAACATTGATAGATTTTAGAAAGTGTACAATATGAGGAGTAGTAGACTCGCCTACTCCAATAATGCCAATATTTTTACTTTGCACTAGCGTTATTTCTCTATTAGGAAATACTTGTCTTAAAACTAAGGCTGTCATCCACCCGGCAGATCCACCGCCTAATACTACAAATTTATTTTTTTTCATAATTTTTTTCGATATGTGCATTAAATGCTATTGAAATCCTATTATCCTCACTGCCATTTGGCTCTACATAATGTTCCATCCATGATGGAAATAATAGTAGCAATCCCGCATCGGGAGTTATATGCCATGTAGACGAATTTATGTCATTTGATACTTTCACTGCATCTGTAAGGATATGATATTGCTGTGTTTTTGACGGGTGGTTGAACACTATATTTCCTGAATTTTTAGGAACTTCTACATAGTACACTCCGGACACGGTTGATTCTGGATGTACATGCGGCCTATTAAAACTAAGTTTACTATTGATGTTTAACCATAAATTATTAATTCGAAAATTAAAATTGTCTCTCACACCAAATTCATCCTTCAATGCATACAACTGTGAATTTATTATGTCAACTAGTTTTGTAATTTCTACATTTGATTTAGTTAACATATCGCTTTGCCACCCGTTAACATTACTTTTCACTACTCCGTCAGATTCGGATTTTAACGAGTAAGCATATTTTATCAATTCGCCATTGTCAATGGATGGCAATATTTCAGTTGTTATAAATGATTTGAAAATATAAGTTATAGACATCGTGAGATATTTACCAATACTAAACTGCTATGTTAATAAAATAGATATATAATTCACTAGAGGAGTTTTTATGAATATTGTTGTTGTCGGTGGCGGAACAGCTGGTTGGCTTGCTGCATTGTTTATTAGCAAATTGCATCCAAATCACAATGTGACGGTAGTAGCATCGAAAGAGATTGGCGTCATCGGCGCTGGCGAAGCAGTGACCGGCGCACTAACAGATGTCATAGTTGGGCACTATGGAGACTTTGGTATAGATCCTGCTGAATTCTGCAGAGAAACATCGGCTATGCCTAAATACGGTATACTACATAAAGACTGGACTAGTAAAAAAGGATTTGATTATTTTGGGCCAATAGATGGAACATTAACCTCATTGCAAATGCCAGACTCGATAATAGCATATCTTGCTTCTCAGCACCCTGACAAAGTACACATGGGGGCATTTTTTGGTCAAATGTATGATAGTAATATTTCTCCCATAAGCAAAATTACTAATAATATCGAAGTTAGTACACATGCATTTCACTTTGATGCTAAACTAGTAGCACAATATCTTGAAAAACATTGTTTAAAATCTCCTAATTGTTCTCTAATCGATGCAAAAATTTTAGATGCAAATTTAGACGAACAAGGGTTCATTAAATCGTTGTTGTTAGAAAATCAAACAACGGTCAATGGAGACTTTTTTATAGATGCATCAGGATTTAAACGCATCTTAATGAAAAAACTTGAAACTAAATGGGTTGATTATAAGAAGCATTTACCTGTCAATGCCGCATTACCGTTTTTCTTAGACTACGACAAAGGAGAAGAACCTAAGTGTTATAGTACAGCATGGGCACAATCGTCAGGTTGGTACTGGGAAGCTAACATACAGAGTCGAAAAGGTTGCGGATACACATTTTGTGACGATTTTATAACAGCGGACCAGGCCCAAGCAGAAATAGAAACAACATTAGGTAGAAAAATAACACCTATCAACTATTTTAAATTTGAGACTGGTAGGTTAGAAAATACTTGGGTTAAGAATTGTTTAGCTATCGGATTGGCAGGAGCATTTGCAGAACCGCTTGAAGCAACGTCTATTCATTCTACAATTGTTCAACTAAGTCATTTGTGTTTTGAATTTTTAAAACCTACTAAAGAAGATACACTAAATCCGGGATCAATTCTATTTTATAACACTCGTGTTAACACAATGTTTGACGACTTTAAAGATTTTTTAGTTGCACATTATCTTGGAGGTAGAACTGATAGTGAATTTTGGCGTTATATAACTGCTGGCAACACCCTAACTGATTTTACTAAAAATTTAAAAGAAACTTGTAAGAGTAGACTTCCTACCAAGTATGATTTTTCTTCGTATCACGGAGCTGCCCCATGGGCAATATGGAGTTTCATATTAGTTGGAACAGGTCAAATAAGCCCCGAAGTAGCATATAAACATCTAACTAAAGATGTTATTCAAGAAGCAGTTGATGAATTGAACAAACTAACAATTAGTATGGAAAAATTAAGATTAACACATTACAGTTTTGACGAATATAGAAATATAATAAACAACAACAATGTTAAATTTATGCCTAAACGGGGAGTTGAATGGCATGTGGGATTAAAGTAAATCTACTATATCAAGAATTGTTTGTATTTTATTTTCAATAATACGATTTCTTAAACTTAGATCTAATCCTTTATGCACGGGCTTTGGCAAGCTACTAAGAGAAAACCAGCCCCAAGCAACATGCTCGTCGCTTAGTTTAGGAATAAATTCTTCATCAACAATGCAAAAATAAGTATGAAATTTAAACATACTATCGTTGCTAACAAATCTTTCTAATGGAAGAGTTTTCTTAATGTTAGGGTTAACTCCTAACTCTTCATTTATTTCTCGACACAGTCCTTGCCATGCAGACTCATTAGAATGATTTGTACCTCCAACTAGTCCCCAACGACCGGCATGCTTTCCTTCTTTCTTTTGTAGTAGTAAAACCCTGTGAGTGTCTCTGGCGCATATTAATGCACCTGAGCAGTCAATTTCTGTTAAAGATTTATTCTCCATTCGCCTTTCTTATATTCGCCTTCAAAAGATTTAACCCATGCTACTCCATTCCATTTGTACTGGGTCCTAGTATAAAAGTTCATTTGATATACTAGTTGATCTGTGACTTCATCCGCAGAAAACACTACTACCCATTTTGAACCGTCCCATTCGATAATATCGTTAGCTTCAGCTAACGCATCACTACCGTCCAAGTTTTTCCAGGCATCGGGGCCGTCTTCGTTAAGATTTAATTCATAAGTAATCGTACTATTTGCAGATATTTGAGTAGCAGGAACTATAACAAATTCTTTGTCAACTGATATACCTGATGAATTAATACTAGTTATGCCACCTGACCCGTTTACCCTTGTCACTGTGATTAAACAATCATTAATAATATTAACA